GCAGTGCCTTCAAGGATTGCACTGGCTTGACATCAATAACCATTCCAGACTCTGTGACAACGATTGGTACAGGAGTCTTCCAAGGTTGCATAAGCTTGACTTCGGTGACCATAGGCAACTCGGTGGGTGAGATTGGCGGCACAGCCTTCTATAATTGCTCTAATCTAATGTCTATAATATCATTGAATACAACACCTCCAACAATAAGATCATCAAATACATTCTCTAATGTTCCTGTTTCTTGTTCTATCTATGTTCCTGCAGAATCTGTTGATTTGTACAAATCTGCACAGTATTGGTCATCAAGAGCTGCCTATATTCAGGCGATATCATAGTAATTTCGCTACAGATTTCCCTAACGCTTAAAATTCAAATAAATAAACTATGGAAAACAACAATATAGAATACAGAAGAACTTCCGGAACAATCGAAAGGGCTGCTGATTCCAGGATAATAGAAGGAACTGCAGTTGTTTTCGATTCCGCTTCCAGGGATTTAGGTTTTACTGAGTATATACACAGAGACGCCATTACACAGGACGTTATAGATAATTCTGATATATTCTGTTTACTGAACCATGAACCTGACAAGAAGCTGGCTAGAAGAAATAAAGGAAAAGGATCATTGAAATTAGAACTTAAAGATGACGGATTACATTATTCTTTTAAAGCGAAAAACAATGATTTAGGAAACACTGTTCTTGAATTCGTCCAGGACGGTGAACTATATGAGAGCTCTTTCGCTTTCACTATTTCAGACGAAGAAGGAGCAGACGTATGGACAAGAAACGCAGACGGATCATACAGAAGAGATATTTATAAAATAGACAGACTTTATGACGTTTCTCCATGTTGGGAAGCTGCATATCCAGAGACATCTGTAAGCAGCAGAAACTTTGAGGCTGTACAGGAAAGATGCAAAGTCATCGATTCTGTTCTTGATGAAAAATTAAAAGAAATTGAGGAATTATAATTATGCCAATGCTAGTAGTAAATTCAGACCCCGAAAGATTATGGGGAAAAAATCCAGAACCACCTGATTATCTCTGTTTTGAATTTGATGAATACCAGTATAAAGAAAACACTAAGTTATGTTTTACCATACCAACCGGAGGAGTAAATACGATTACATCTATATCATACAGCGTAAATAACGGGGATTCTTGGACAACAGTAGATAGCGGTTTCGGCACAGGAGATTCTGACGTAATAGAAATACCTGTTATATCAGGATTGAAAGTTTTATTTAAGGGAGAAGCTACAAGCCTGAATGGAGCCCAATTCCGACTAATAAACCTCACGAGCACCTGGGGAGATTATCCATTAATAGGCAATATCAGCGGAAATCCGATGTGCTTGTTATATAATGATGATTTTGAAGACAAAGTTGAATTTCCTGAAAATTCTGATTCCAATTTCAAAAACTTATTTAAGGATTGGTGCGGTTACTTCACATTTGATGGATTCAAACTTCCAGCTACCAAATTAACTCCTAATTGTTATTTGTCTATATTTAAATATTGCAGGAATATGGTTAAAGCACCTGATTTACCAGCTCTTATATTACCAGAAAAATGTTATAGCTATATGTTCTGTGCATGTACGAAAATTAATTATATTAAAATGATGGGAGAAGCTCTTGCTAATGGTGTCAGTGTCGGTAACACAACTTCTCCATTCTATAAATGGGGACAAGATGCGGTAGGAGGTGGAACACTTGTAATATCAAAAGACGCGCAGTTTGAATTACCTAACGGAGAAAGCGGCAACCTTTACTGGACTGTAGAGGAAGTGTAATAAATAAGAAAAATATCAGATAAATAATATAATGAAAAATTCTGTAGAAATCTTAGATAAGAAATCACAGCTTAAAGAACGCTGTAAAGAAATCATTTCTCTCTGCAAAGCAGAAATCAGAGAAATGACTAAGGAAGAAGAAGACGAGTTCAACAAGAACAAAGAGGAAATAAAAGCCTTAAATGAAGAACTTGCAGAACTTAAAAAGAAACTCGCTTCTTATGAAGATGAAATGGAGGATGAGGAAGAAAAACCTGAGACTCCAGACGAGAAAGAAGAAGATGAAGAAAAAGAAGAAAACAAAAGAAATTTGAATCATAATATTATGAAAAAGCAACAATTTAGTTTACTCAAAGCTATCAATGACATAGCTAATAACCGTTCGCTCGACGCTGTTTCACAGGCAGTGGTTAAAGCTGGTGCTGAGGAAATGAGAAAAGCCGGTCAAAGCTTCTCAGGTCAAATCCAGTTACCAGTAGAGGAAAGAGCAACCGTAACTGTTACATCTGAGCATGACGATGTAGTAGAGACTGAGTTCCTCGATCTTATGGGACCTCTTCGCGCTAAGAATGTTCTTGTACAGGCAGGCGCTAAATATCTTACCGGTCTTGTAGGTGACGTTCAAGTTCCTATCATGACAGCAGGTAATGTAACTTGGGAAGGTGAAGTAGCAGATGCAAAAGACGCTTCTTATGGCTTCACATCAGTTAAGTTACAACCTAACCGCCTTACCGCTTATGTTGACATCAGCAAGCAATTCCTCGTACAGGATTCAATCGGTGCTGAGAATATGATTAAGGCTGATATCGTAGCAGCAATCAATTCTAAGTTAGAAGAGACTATCTTAGGCAGCGCAGCAGGTACAACCACCCAGCCAGCCGGTATGTTCTATGATGTTTCTATTGCAGACGTAAGCACTTACCGTGAACTCTGCAATGCTGAGGCAGATGTAGAAGACGCTAATGTATTTGGACCATGTGTTTATGTCATGTCTAACAAGGCTAAAGCAATCGTTCGTTCAATGGACAAAGGTGGCAAGCACACTGAGCTCGTTTATGAAGGTGGTGAAGTAGACGGTACTCCAGTTTACAATACCAGCAATGTAGCAAGCACCAACGCAATCTATGGTGACTTCTCTAACTTGGTTATCGGCCAATGGGGCGCAATCGACCTCACCGTAGATCCATATACCAAAGCTGCTGCAGGTCAAGTAAGATTGGTTATCAATGCCTTCTTTGACGCTAAAGTTGTACGTCCTGAAGCATTTACTTACATAGCTCTTGCTTAAGCAATCTGAGTAAAGAAAAACAATATCTAAGGGATAACAATGTCCCTTAGATATTTTCAAAAATTAAAAATTCTGTAATGAACTGGCTGACTTTAGACCAAATAAAAAAGCATCTGAACATAGACGAATATTTCCACGATGATGATCAGTATCTGACTGATTTAGGCACAGTAGCGGAATTGTCTGTAGAGAAACATATAGATTATCCTCTTTCAGAAATAGCTGATTGTGGTGTTCTGCCTATGCCTATTATCCAGGCAATGCTCTTATTGACCGGAACATTATACTTGAACAGGGAATCTGTATCTTACGGTACAGCAGTTCCTGTTCCGCATGCCTATGATTATCTCATAGCACTTTACCAGAATTATGACCATATCTCAAAATTTGACAGCATAAACCAATGAAAGCAGGTAACTATAATGAAGTTATAACATTCCTTGTGCCAGAACTTTCAAGAAATGAATTCGGCGAGAAAGTTCAGGAATATTCTCCATTATATACTACCAGGGCTTTTGTGGCTTATGACTCAGGTTCAAGATTTGTTGTCAACAGTGAAGTGTTCAATGATTACTCAAAGACATTTACAGTCCATGATTATCTGGAGATAAACGAGAAGATGCTTATCTTGTATGACAACAAGAAATGGACTATCACATCGATAAACCATCTTAAACCTACAAAAGAATTAGTCATATCGACGACATTGTACAATGAGTAATTTGGAATTGGATTTACAACCATTATTGAACAAGTTCAAAGAGCTTGAAGGTAATGAAAGAATAAAGGCACAGAGACAGGCATCCGGAAAAGCGCTTAAAGTAATCAAGGATTCTGTCTTGAACAGAATGCAGAATTACGGAATCCCGATGGATAAACCTAATAAACTTTATCCTGATTTGACTCCCCGTAAAGGCGTAAGGATGTCAGTTTATAAAGACGGTTCAGGAGGTTCTGTCAATGTTATGTCGAATTATATTCTGATATTCCTGAATCAGGGAACAGTTGACAGAAGTTACACGACCAAAAACGGTGTGTCTCACAGAACAGGCTCTATTCAATCTATGGATTTTTTGGGACAGGGTTTAAGGGCAGCGCAGAACAACGCGATAAATATTTTAAACCAGGAAATGGATAAAGCGATAAATGACTTATGGAACAAACGGTAACAGGACTTTCAGTTATATCATATCTTTGGGACAAGATTACAGATAACCAGGATTTGGCATCTGTTTTAGAAAAAAGGATATTTCCTCTTGTAGCAGAAGAAGGAACAGAATATCCTTATCTGATTATGAAACTTGAATCTATCCAGCCTGCTTATTCAAAAGACGGGAGGTTATATGATAACCTGACAGTTTCTGTCTCTGTTTTCGCTAAAGATTATAAGACGGTTGTAAATACTCAGGAATTAATAAGAAATTTATTAGAATCAAATAGTTTCAGACTTGATTCTTTTAATGAGGATTTCAATTCAGACGCTTACAAACAGACTGTTTATTACAGGACTTACTATAAATCTTAAAATTAACCTATTATATATAATATGCCAAATACAGTTACAGCTGACGCTAGCAAAATTATCGAGGGTGGCAAATTAATGGTATGGGTAGGCTCACAGTCTATCGCTATGGCCACTAACCACACTCTTACAATCTCGACAGAAACTAACGAGATTTCAAATAAGGATATAGGCGCAGGAAACTGGGCTGCAAACTCTATCAAGAGATTCTCTTGGGAAGCAAGTTCTGATAACATGTATACAATTTCTGCATACAGACAATTATTCAGCTTGATGACCAGCAAGACCAAAGTCACTTTGACTTTCGGTATTTCTCCTCAAGATGAGCTTACAGAAGGTGACGCTTCTACCGGTTTCGCAGACTGGACTTGGACAAATCCAGCCAATTCTGCTGCAGTAGGTACAGACTGCACTCTCCAGGGTTATGCTTATATCACTTCTCTTGATGTTCAAGCTCCTAATGACGACAATGCAACTTTCTCTGTGACTTTCACAGGTGTTGGTGAATTGTCTATGCTTGACTGACTGCAGAGCGACTCCGGCAACACAGGAGGAGGTTCTGGAGGATTCCAGCCTAATGATTCATCAATAAATGTAGAAGATCCAAATTCTGAGGCGGATAAACCTTAAAGAAATAAAGACATTTCTTCGTCTTTAATAAATCTTCTTTATGAAAAAAGAATGAACAGATTTTTCTGCTCATTCTTTTATTTTATTTCTTCATAAATTTCTTGATTCTCTCTTCTTCTTTTTTCCACATTTCATCATAATGTTTCTTATCATCCTCAGATATTCTTTCTCTTTGGTTTTCTTCTTCATCCCATGGGAATTTCATTATTTTCTCAGGTGATAATTTTTTAGTTGATCGTCCTTGTGCAATGATATAAGCAAGTGTTCTTGTTGTTTCCCAGTTGTTTTTATCTACAAGATACAGATTATCCATTAACGCTTCTAATTCATACATTTCCATTTCATCCAGAATGTACTTAGGAGATACACCGCACTGCAGGACAAGAACAGAATAAAGCTCTTCAACAGTTATTTTTTTTTACTGGGTTTCTTGTCTGATTTCTTTTCTGTTTTTTTGTTTCTGAGTTCTTCCTGTTTCTGCTGCTGCTCATTAATAAACTGATTCAATTCTGTTATATCTAAGTCACCTTCATCTATAGCATCGCAGAATTCCTCGAATGTCATGAAATCAGGATTTTGAGCCAATAAGATGCAATAGAAGAAAACAACCTGATCCTCTAATCCAGCCATCTCAAATGTTTTACCTGTCAGTCTTTCATATAGGAATAAAGCTCTTATAGAATACTTTAATTTCCATTCTTTTTCTCCGATTTTTATGTTCATATCTTCGTCTATTATATTTTATCTTATTTATCAAGGTAAATATATAAATTACAGAATAGACTTTATCATTATAATATGGCTGAACTTGTAGCGAAACTTAGAATGGAAGACGGAGGTTTTACCTCTGGAATAGCATCGGCAACTTCATCATTACAGAAACTTGATAAACAAGCAACATTATCTAAAAGAGGCTTAGACAATTTTTTCAAAGGACAAGGAGCGGACCAGATAAAAGAATCGTTTGACGGAGTAGGTAGAGTATTATCTAATCTTGAAAAGAAAATGGGCAGTGCCGGAACAGGCATGAAACAACAACTCCGGGCGATGACGGTCGCCGCGCAGGAATTAGAGCAGACCTACAGAAATTTATCAGCTGCTGAACAACAATCTGCGGCTGGACAGGAATTAAGAGCCCATATCGATGAACTTATATCAAAAGCCGGTGAATTAAAGGATACGATGGGTGATGTGCAGGGCGCGATTTCCTTCGCTTCTTCCGATACAGCGCAATTACAGGCTATTGGCCAAGGATTGACTGTTTTATCAGCAGGAGCCCAGGTTGCTACTGGAGCATTGTCTTTATTCGGTGTTTCAGAAGAAAAAGTAGCAGCTGTTCAGCAAACAATCATTACTTTAATCGGAATAACAAACGGTTTACAGACTATTCAGAATGCACTACAGAAGGAATCTGCATTAATGCAATTTCTGTCTATTGCTAGAACCCAAGGATTAGCTGTGGCTTTAGGATTAAAAACAGCAGCACAAGTAGCAGAAACAGGAGCTACAGAAGCAGCAACAGTTGCCCAATTGGCAAATAACGCAGCTGTTATGGCAAATCCTTATGTCGCTTGTGCTGTGGCTATTGCTGCTTTAGTCGGAGGGATTGCTCTTTGGATTTCAAGTTTGGATGAAGCTACAGAATCAGAAATAGCGGCAGCCGCCGCGGCAGATGCTTTATCTGAATCAATGGATACAGAAATGAAAAAAGCAGCTGACCAAATATCAGCCTTTATGCAGCTGAAAAATACTTATGATGAGTGCGGAGGCAGTGTAGATCAGATTAAAAAGAAAATAATTCAAAATACAGACGCTCAAAAAAAGGCAGGTATTCAGGTTAAAAATCTAGATCAGGCAACTAGGATATTTTCACAGCAAGGAACTGATGCCTTTATCAGAGGTTGTACTGCAAGAGCTCAGGCAATGGCTGCAGAGGCTGCTGTTGCTGCAATGCTCGCCAAAGTAATGAAAGAGTTAGGATCTGCATTGGCTAAAGTAGCAGCTGGTGAAGAGGTCAATATCGCGGATGTTGAAAAGATAGCAGAAGAAGCCGGTATAGGAGTAGAAAAATTTAAACAGTTAGCAAGAGCTGCAGGTTTTTATGAAGAACATGTCGGACCATTCGCTAGAAATAATTTTAGATTGCTGGACGGTGTTGACGCGATACAGGCTCAGCAGGATTTGCTGCAATCTATAACCAAACACATGATGGAAAATGGTGCGGGAAAGATTTTGACAGATATGGCTGCAAATTGGAAAGTACAGGCTAGTATAGAACTCGCGCCTTATGATGATGTGGTTGAATCAGCGGAAGAAGTGGAAAGAGCTACCAAAGGTGCCGGAAAATCTGCACAAAAATCAGCAAAAGACCAAAAATCGGCACAACAGTCAACTAGAGATGAAGTTGTAAAGACTTTAAAGACTCTGGAAGGTTGTGACGCTATTATCCAGGATGCAGAAAAGAGCATTAAGAAACTTGATAAAACAGCATCTGATTACGCCAAGAAAAAACAAGACTTACAAGATATAATATTAATCGCCAAACGTTCAAAACTCGATTTCTTTAAAGACGGCACGACACCTAAAGAGCTTACTGAATATGTCAAACTGTTGAAAGAGATTAAAGATTTGCTTCCTTCAGATTCGGAGATGATAAATGAGATTAATGAAGAGATTCAGAATACAGAAAAAAAGATTAAGGAGCTTAAGAAAGAAATTTCTGAAAAAGCATTGGCATTAATCAATACCGATACATTCGAGGATCTTGCGTCTGCAAAAAAACAGATTGCTGAGATTATCCAGCTGATGGATATACATGACCCACAGATAGCAAAACTGGCTAGAAAGTGGCACGAGATAAACAACCTGGAGAAAGAGGCTAAACAGACTCTAGACGATATGATGAACGGTATCGATCCAGAGAGTCCTACTGCAATAAAAAGAAAAATACAGGAATTAGAAAATGAGAAACTGAAACTTAATCCAGAGGTTGACTGGTTAGCAATTTCAAATATCGATTTCAAAATAGACTGGTTGAAAGGCGAACTTGGAAGAAAAATGGCCATGATAAACGGTATTTCTGTTACTGTCCCGGCCAAACTTGATATAACCTTCGATTATAAGAAAAGCTCTTTAGAAAAATACAGAGAGAAAATAGATTATTTAGAAGAGGAGATATCCAAGCTTAATGACATTAAATTAGAGGATGTAGGCGATGAAGTATTCAACAAAGCCCAGAAATCACTTAGAGAATTAAGAGAAGAACTACAGAAGACAAAAAGGGAAGCCAATCTGACAGAGATTAAAGAGGATATGAAAGAATATGCCAAAACTCTTGGAGATTCTGTCTATGAAGGAACCAAGAATTTTGTCAGCGGAATAAACTCGGTATATTCTTCTATAAGCGGTCTTTCAGATAAACTTGATGATGCCAAAAATGGATTCGAGGCTTTTGTCGCTGTATTTGATACTGTCATGACCATATTTGATGCAGTCAAATCTACTATAGAGACTATTAAAGGAATATCACAGGCGTTCAATTTTCTTTCAGGAGCAACTCAGGCATATAATCTTCTTACAGATAACGCGACTAAAAGTATCATAACTCAATCTGTCGCTTTGACTGAATCAGCTGTGGCACAGACAGAAAAAACAGCAGCAGACGGAGCATCAACTCCTATAGCAACTGCAAATGCAGCAGCATTAAAAACACAAGCGATCGCCGCAACTGAAACAGCAGCTTCATTAATGTTTGCCGCACATGCTTCTATTCCGTTTGTGGGGGCTGCATTAGGAGCTGCACAGGTTGGAATCATGGAAGGTGTTCTTGCTGCTTTAAAAGCATCTGTAGTAGGATTATTTGCTGGTGGCGGTATCGTAGGAGGTTCATCATGGCATGGAGACAGACTGTATGCGAGAGTAAATTCAGGTGAAATGATTTTAAACCAAAAACAGCAGTCTAATTTGTTCAGAATGTTAGACGGTGGACATTCAGCTGCTGCATCAGGAAATGTTGAATTCAAGCTTAAAGGTCAAGAACTTGTAGGAGTAATCAAAAACTATAATGATAAAAAATCAAAATTAAGATAATATGACAAATAATCTGTACAGAGGATATTTCGAGGATATATCAGGACAGGACTATGTTGTTTTGTTCAATAATAAAGAATCACAAGGACCACTATATACAGATTTGGTTCTTTCCGGTGATCCGGTGACTATAGAATATGAGAATTCAGAGGACCTTCTGTATAAGCCTGTGAAACTTTCTGGCGCCACAATACGGCTAATTACAACTGATGTAGATGAGTACTATTTTGATTTATACTCCAATAACCCTCAAAAAATAGAAGTTGAGATAAGGCAAGGATTAAATTCTGGTCCATATAATTTGGCTTGGCATGGCTATGTTACTCCTTCATTATATACACAGGGATTCGAGTACCAGAATGAAGAAATTGAAATAAACTGTATAGACGGTTTATCCGCCTTGAAATACTATAAGTATACGTCTATCAATGAGGATCCAGGATACCACAGCTTTATGGATATTATCAGGCATATTCTCAACACATTGAAAAGATTTATACTCAATGATCCATTTTATCAATACCTCTTTTTTCAAAAATCCACATTCGCGTCAAAAGCAGATGCAAGTTCAGGAACTAATATTTTAAGGAAACTTTATGTCAATGAAGCCATATTCTTTGATGATGAAGCTAAATACGATACAGACGGAAACAGGATAACAGACAAGGATGATACAATGCTGGAAGTCCTGGAAAAGATAATGACTTATCTCGGAATGACCATGTATGCGGAAGGCAATAATGTATGGATAATCGATTATGACGCTATTTCTACAGATGTACAGACTGACCATTATTATTGCAGAACTACATTATCCGATAATACAGACAGGGATGTCTCAACAATGATACCTCAGGTTCTTATAGGAGGTAATTCTTATGCGGAGAACGGTCAATCAATATCATTGGATAAAGTCTATAATAAAGTCACTGTAGTAGATAAATTCGACAAAATAGACAAGTTGCTTCCTGATCTGTATAATGATAAAGATTTAGTTGAAATTTATCCTTGCGATACTTTAAATAATAATCCTCCTAAATTATCGATAATCTGGAATGAACCGAGAGTAGAGGAAACAGAATTATTAATGTCTGCTGTTAATCATTCCTTATGGTGTTATTATAAGGTCATGTTGAATAAGAACTATATTTTCTATGCCTATGACGATGCAGGTAATGAAGTTCAGATAACCAATGTCATTAATCAATGCACACCTAATGACCCTTCTGTAGTAGGTTGGCCTATCCAGAACGCTGAAAACCGTATTAGCGGCGGTGTTCTTCCATGGTTCTCTGTGGCTCAACCTGATTACCTCAGAAGTACAGGGCAATGCGGATGCATCATGAAGGCAAAGACAATAAAGAATGAAGATTATCCCATACTCGAAGGAAATACGATAGTCCCATATTTCAATTATGACAATTACCTGTTGTTACAGACAAATGAGTACAAATGGAAAAACAATAAAAAGAATTCTCAGGACGGAACTATAACAAGGAGACCTTCAAGAAAACTAGTTTCTGTAACGCCTAAATTCAACCCTCCATTCTTGTCTGGTAATGGCAGGATTTATTTAGTAATAACAGGTACTTGTTTTATGGAGGATAGGTATAACCTTTTCGGATATGACTCAGAACATAAAAGAAAATCAGATGACTGGTCTGTAGCAGGACTTCCTGTTTCATTGAAAGTCGGTGATAAATGGTGGAGCTGGGACTGGAGAACTCAGGCTCAGGGAACATGGGTTAGTTCTGAAACGACATTCCGTGTTCCGTTATGGGCATCAGACCATGACCACTGGATAGGACAGGAATTAAAAATCAAGAACAATATCCCTTATATATGGGGTATCAATAAAGAAGGATGGGCTATTCCATTACCTGATAATGTAGAATTGACTACAGGTGAATTAGAGGTAGGCTTATGGACTCCTATACCTCCTACAGATGACGGAGCTACTTGGGACCATTCTTCATACCTGTTAGAGAATACCTGGATTAAAGATTTCAATGTCGAACTGCATGTCATAGATGAGGAAAAGAATAAAGTTTCTGATGATGATTCTGACACCTGTTACACAAATGTTATCGATGTAAACAATATAGAGGAACTTGATGATATTGATTTTGACATCTGCACATTCGACAATAAGACAATAGCCTATAATTGTGTTTACGTGAAAGACGGAAGTGTCTATAATTACCTGGATAAAGTCTATAATCCTTATGTCTCGCAGCATCTCGATCAGGAATATGACCAGCTGGCAAGATTTGAGGAACTGTACTGCTGCAGGGTTGCTAACCAGTATAACACTCCTAAAGTTAAGTTAGAGGTTAATCTGAATATAGATATGAGAATGAATTATCCGTTTACTGAAAACATTCTAAAAAAGGTTTATATCATAGATTCAAAAGAGATAAACCTAAGGGATAAAAATATAAAATATACATTGATAGAGAAAGCATGAAAATAGTAAAATTCTCACAGAAGAAAAGTTCAGGAACATCTTCATCAGGCGGAGGATCTTCATCAGGAGGTTCATCTGGCGGAGGTTCATCAGCGACTAATGACTGGTTTTATATAGACACAGATTCGATAGTACATTGCAAGTATGATTTCGCCGGTGACGGAGAAGTTTCTGCTTATTCTGATTCATCTGCAGGACCTTCTACATTATACCAGATAAAAAGCAAATTAGGAGAAATCAATAACCAATCTACATTAGGCGATGTTATCGCTGTCTTAGGAGAAATAAGGGATTTAATATGATTAAGATTACAGACATAGCAAGGACACTGGATGAAGAAACTCTTTATATAGACAGTTTATGCAAAAGCTCCAATATAAACAAGTGGAGTTTCTATAAACCTGTTAATTCTGATTCTCTATCTGGATTAGATTCATCTGGATTCTACAATCTAAATGATGGCTTTGATGTTTCTTCTTGGAAAGCTTCTACTACTATAGGAATAAAGAATTTAATAGATTCAAGCGTAGAATGGGAATATATAGACAGACAACCACCTTACAGATTAGGAGATTTCAGGAACTATGACCCATCAGCATTAAGATGGTTCGATATACAGGCATTAGGAATAACAGCTGGTGAAGTTGATGATGGACAGTCTTTCACTTTAACATGGAAAAACGGACAGTCTTATGTTCCTGAGATAGGCAGATTCAAAGACAGTTCTGTTGATTCATTCGGATATGCAATCTGGCACTCTGGAAACTATTATCCAGCCAATACAACTCTATATTATAATATGGGGTTTATAAGAGAATATCCCAATGCTGGACAATGGTATCAATACAACTCTAATATTATACCGGTAGATGGAATTGCTACAGACCAAGTTTGGTATATAAGTCCATGTTTCGCCTATACAAATAGAAATGGTGTTCCTAACAGACTTTATTCTTATGATGATGCAAGGACAAGAGGGTTCACCTTTTTAGTTCCTGAATCTAATTCTATTCAGTTCAAAGTCACATCTGCTGCATATAGATTATTCCAGAATATTGAAATTCATGTTTACTGGTATGTTGGTTCTATTTCAGGAAACTGGAAATCATTCTCTGGTGCTGTCTGGATAAGAAACAGGAATCAAGAACAGGTTAACGCGCACCTTTACATTTACAATGACAATACAGATTTGTCAGATCCAGATAATACTCTAGACACAACTATGTACGATGCGGATGTTTCTATTGGAGCTTCATTAGACGGAACTACCTGGGCTCTTAAAGAAATTCTTTCTGGTGAAATGACAAACACTGGTTGGGATTCAACAAATTCTAGTGATACCGCGACAATCTGGATAGACTTTTCTATAAACGGAAAGCATATCCAACTAGCTCCTACAGCTGACCATATACCACAGACATTTATTTACAATTTGGGTGATTATGTCTAAGATAAATATAATATAGAAACTTTACTTACTATTCAAATGAAACAGATAGAAAAACCTAATAAGAAATGGCAGGATATCCATATCAAAGACAAAATCGCATATACCATGTCAGTCATTTTAATAACATCCGGTATCATAATGGCGTTCTGTTGTTTCTTTATGACAGAAGACCATAATATCACAAACGGTGTTCTGTTTTATGTCAGTGAGGCATTTGTTACAGGTGGTTCATTATTGGGAATAGGTATGTATATCAAAACTAAGTTCTCTGAGATGAACAGCTACATTCACCAGAAATTACCGGATAAAGAATAAAAAATCTCACATCGTAAATCACCGAAGATTAGACAGTTAACTATTAATCTGGTTAACTGCCTTAATTTTTTTATAACTATTTGGTAAACAAAATGTTGTTCTTGTCATTTCACCACTAGAGGGGATGTTGTATCGTCTCGATAAAAAAATTATTAATAATTAAAAAAATAAAGTTATGTTGAAATTCGGTTTAATCGAAGATTATCAATCTTCTAACAAATTTAAAAATGTATCTTCATATTCTAATTATGAAGATAAGGGTGAGGTGTATCAGGTTAACAGCAGAACATTTAACCTGAACGGTGTGTATTATACTGTCGAACTTAATAACGGTTCTTCGGTTATCTTCGTCAAGTCAATAGACAGGATTATAAAGGTGTTTCCGAGCTTGACAAAGGGCAAATCAGTTAACAGCAAAACATCTAAAAAGGTTTTGGCGTATGCTGCTAAATGTCCTTCCTGCGTGTATAATTTCATTAATCAACATTTAAATTATATCAAAACAAAATAATTAATAATCCGGTTCCGGATAATTGTATATTGTCCGGAACCATTAAAATTTAATTCTAATAATATGTCAAAAGAAAAAATGAATTATATCATGTTACAAAACATGATGACAGGATTTGTTCCATCCCAAAAGTTAACTGCTGATATAGAATGGACTATGATGCCAGCACCAGCATGGCACTTCTTCTATATCATTGAACAATACCATAAGTTGAGTCATTGTAAGATAACATTGACAGCAAAGGACAGGATGTTATTATACAATCAACCATTTACCATTGAAGCTATATATCCTTCTGGTTTTGATAATGTATCTTCTGATATTATTATCCTTGATGATATTACTTTCTCTTTAGAACCTTCAGGTGTAGATAAGACAGAATGCTGCGGACTTGCATATGTACCTGAGGATTACCATAACATAAAAGCAGGTATTTATGTGAAAATAAACATCCAGGACCAACTAGACGGACCAGTTTGGCATCAGGTAGCTAATGACGAACCGTTCAAGGATAACATTGTCTGTTATTGGTTCAGAGTGGATGGTGACTATATCAAATTGCCTGACGATACGATAACATTTTTATGTCAGGAGATATTCAAGAGAGCAGTGAATAAGAATGTGTTTATAGTTTGATTATTAATAATTTAAAATATAAAATATGAGTACAGAAGAATTAGTTGTTTATATTTTAAGAACAAAAGGTGTTCCAGGTAACGGAATAGATAATACACCTTACCGATATGGTACCTGCCAGTATGAAATGGTAACAGAATGTATTGGACATTACAACGAAAAAAAAGAATTTATCAATGCTATGCAAAAAGTAGACGGAGTAACTATTACTGAAGAATCGAACGATTATTATAATCCAGAATTTGATGTGATATGGAACGTGAAAGGTATTGATGTTAACTTTCCAGTATTAGTCAACGGAGAATACAAGATAGGAAAAAAGATTGTATTGTTCGAAGATCGTTCTACCGATATCGATCTCTTGGATGAATATCGATTAGATGAATTAAATCAATTCGACGTAGGTTATAGTATATATATAGTTTTAGAGGACGGTACATCATATTTGATGGACCATAATTTAATGGAACCTGGTTATGTTTATATAGATTATGATCTTGTATTTGATATATTAGTCAATAAAGACAAAGATGTTATTTATAGGTGGATGATGTATCAGTTAAAGAATACTTTTTGCTAAAGAACAAGTAATCAAGAAAGGGATGATTAATAGTCATCCCTTATCTTTTTATTGATGAATAGGTAATTGATAATGCAGATGTGCACGGATTAGTGGTATCAGCAACGCTGGTGTTACTGGCTTGTGCATGTCATAATATTTTTAATATTCTATTAAATTTAACAGAAATACCCTATGGGGGTAGATATACCGGGGCGGTCTCTTTTCTGGAGGCTTAGGCTCTAAAT